CGAAAATATGCTCAGCGCGATCGAGTGCAAATTGAGCAAACCACTCAGGTGTTGCTTAATAACTCGGTGTGGATACAAGCAGTTGATGGAAAAGGGATGTGTAGTAGGAGTAATGGTGTTTTCCTTGTTGGTCGTACCTTGATTACTACTGCTCATACAATTCTTAATCCACCACATATTGATCCCATTGAGTATCTGATTATACGTAATCCATATTCAACTAATGCTGCAATTAAGATACCCATTGACCAATGCAAAATTTCACAAGCTTTTCAAATTGATGGTTCGCCTGTTGATCTTGCTTTGGTTTCTTTTCCACCTGTTGTTCCGAATCGGCCCCGGATTTTGTCAAAATTCTTGGGAGCGGAAGATATTGACTTGTTGAAGGAAGGGGATTTGACTTTTTCCGGATTCTATGAGATTGATGGGAAAACTATTGTGCAGGAAAAATATCCATCTAGTTTTTCCGTTTCGACCAAAACCACCGAGTATTATTTACATAAACCTGGAACTTGTCCAAAGAGTAATGATCATTGCAAGTGTCCCATCAAGATCGGGAACCATATAGATTATGATCTGGAAACTGTGAGTGGAATGTGTGGAGCTTTGCTTTCGATATCGAACCGGCTCATACATACAAAACTTATTGGTTTCCATGTTGCTGGTGGTGCTGGAGTTCTAGCTCTTGGTGCTTTGACTACACGACAATTTTTGGAGAAAGCTTTGGCCGATCACATTGAGAAATTTGATATTCCGCAATCCTATTTGATTGATGGGAGATTGCCTTATTCTCAATCGTGGATTGATCCTACTTGCAAAGTTTCTTTGTTGGATCTTGGTGATTGTCTCAATGTTGGTTCTGCTCCTTCTCCTGCTGCTCCTACTACAACACAGCTTGCTCCTTCTTTGGTTTTCGATAAGGTTCAAAAACATATTGCTAAACCTGCGAATTTGAAGCCAGTCTTTGTTCCAGGAGAAGGAATAGTTGATCCGATGTTGAAGGGTATAAAGAAGATTATGGGAGGACAGACTTTTGTTGATCCAAATTTGTTAGAAGCAGCTGCGAATGATGTATTCCAAGGTTTAGGTAAACCAGTGACTGGAAAAGGTATCGTTCACAGTTATGAGGAAGCAATTGTTGGTGTTGAGGGTGATCCCTATAAGCGCCCGATAAATCGTACAACTTCCCCTGGATATCCTTACAATCTGAATAATAAATCGAAAGGAAAGACTGCTTGGCTCGGTGATGGTGAAGATTATATAGTTGACCATCCAGAGCTGAAACGAGATGTGGAGAATCTATTAAATGATTCACGAAAAGGCATCCGTGGCAGTGCTATTTCGATTGCAACGTTAAAAGATGAAAAGCGACCAAATGCAAAGACTGATGCAGGGAAAACTCGAGTCTTCGAGGCTTGTCCACAACATCTAGTCATTGCTATTAGACAGTATTTCTTGGATTTTGCTGCCCATGTCATGAGAAACCGGATTGACAATGGTATTGCCGTTGGCATAAATCCATATTCTCTTGAATGGACAAAACTGGCTCATCACCTGCAATCAAAAGGGAATTTTATGATTGCGGGTGACTTTTCGAATTTTGATGGTTCGCTTTTGATGCAG